AATCCCCCTGGGCACCGAGATTGACGAAGGGGAAGAAAGCGAAGGGAATGAAGATGATGAAGAAGAGTCCGGAGAATAAGGCAATCAAGCCGAATAGCACGCCGCTGGACCGTAAGGGAAACGTCCCCCAGGACAAGTCCCGGAAGGACCGGCCGAAGGGGGGTTGTTGTAAATGAAGAAGTTCGTTCGAAACCTGGACCTGGTGAAAGTCGGCGGTTGTGTCTTCGCCGTACTTGGGACGGCCGGGTACCTACTGGGAAACTACTGGAACGGAATTGCCGCCGCTTCGGCCCTCGTGGTCGTAGGTTGGATGGCGAAAAGGTACGTCAGCTAAAATGATCGACCCCGTTTCCATTGCCGGCCGGAGAAGAGCCCATCGGGAGTTAATCCGGCTTATGGTCGCCCTGGAGAATCCGGGGGCCAAGGCTATTCAGAAAATCTTGCGCCGGCAATGGAAACGAACCGCTTCCGAAGTCGAACGGGGTATTTTCACAGTATCGGGGGCAGTCGATTCCCAGTCCTCGGCATTGCGGGATACACTGAGGCGGCACTTAGTGCGGGTTGCCCAGGCCGCTCTACAGGTCTGGGAGCGCGGATGGCAGGAAAGCCAGAAAAACGTCTCCAACTTCAACCGGAAAGCGGAAGAGACGTTCAGGGAAATCTTTTGGGGGAATACGGGCCAATGGGTTCGGTCCCACGCGGCGGAAAAGGTCCAGAAAGTTGATGAACGGACTAAAGCCCAACTTCGGGACGTTATCAATAAGGCTATTCTTCAGGGCAAGTCGGACGCGGAGATTGCCCGAGTGATACGGGAGTTGAGTCCAATTCGAAACGCTCCCCGCTCCCGAGTAATAGCCCGGACGGAAACCCATACTGCTTTGTCCCGCTCCTTGGATACCGCCGCCAAGGGTACGGGGGTTGATATGGAGCGGGTCTGGTCGGCTACGATAGATAAACGTACCCGACCTTCCCACGCCGCAGCAGACGGGCAGACGCGGGGCCAGGAAGAACCTTTTGACGTGGGGATGAGTAAGCTCATGTACCCTGGAGACCCTAATGGGGCGGCGCAAGAGATTATCCAGTGTCGTTGTATACTCTTTTATCATGTGAAAGAAGTTCAGAAGCCGGTAGTGGAACCGGCCCCCGTAGTAACTCCCCCCGCAGAAACGCCTACTTTAACAGAGGCTCAACAGGGGACGTTAAATTATATTCGAGAATTGGGTAAGTTAGATGACGTGGCATTACGTTTCTTAGGTCATACTCCGGTTGGTTTAGATGATACGATAGATGATTATTTCACCCGTGATGAATTACATGCGTTGTCTGATCAGGTAACGGCGGATATAAAAAACGGGCGGATACCCCTACAAATGAACACAAACATGGGGAAGGATAGCGCTGCGTATAACGATTTATTGGAAAATGGTAGGTTTAAAAATCAATTTGAATTAGGAAAGGCGGCCACTTCCCAAGGTAATTTAAGCCCGGTGAAAGACGGTCCTCGGGATATTTGGGAAAAACGTTTGAGCGGTAATAATTTATCGGCTTCCCCCGAATATCAAAAACTTAGGAAGGGTAAAAATCTTCCAGCGGATTTGGCGCGGGAACGTCCGGTCTATGGTTATTTAGGTGATTCCGATCCCCAGCTTCGCTATCTAAATGGGGATTACGGGAATATAACTTTTCGTTTTCGCCCAGAGGTGAGTGCGCGTACGTCTTTCTCTATTTTTAATTCTTCAATGGTATCCTCGAATCCTAAGTGGGAAGTGGGTACCCCGGAAAATAACGCCGCACTTTTGAGAAAGACGCTGAAGACAATTCGGGGGGGAAAAGAAAAAGCCTATTTTAAGAAGTTGAAGCTATACTCTAAGGGTAAAGGGGAAGTACCGGAGCATTTACTCCAAACGGGTAGAGATTACACGGAAGTTCAATATTATGGGGATTTAACTTTGAAGGATGTCGCGGAAATCCATATACCTAAAGCAAAAGACGGGGAAGACCCTTATGATTACATGGTGGAATTGGCCCGTAAATGGGATATCAAAGTAGTAAGGTACTAAACTACCGAAGGGAAAACTATGAAAATATTGAATTTGGAAAAGAAGACGGGAGTATATACCGGACTGTACCTGAAAAACCGCGTAGTTTACGACTTCACTTTTGGGGAAAAAGGCTTGTCGGTGGACCACGAATACCCCATGAGAGAAACGGAAACTTACCGATTTTTTGCGGAACGTATGGGTAAATTTTGGCCTTACCGGTTTTTCCTCAAGAAGCCGGTAAAGGTTGATGAGGAAATAACTCAAGAGTCCTTAGATAATGTCTGGAAAGAAATACAGAGCCGATTAGCGTAACTCAACCCAGCGGAGGAACGATGATGAGAATATTCGACGTAAAGGGAAGACCGGCCCAGAGTTATTTGGACGTGCCTTTCGAAATCAAGGAAGTGAATGAAGATGGGAGTTTCGTGGGGTACGGTTCGACCTTCGGCGGCAAGCCCGATTCCTACGGGGATATTGTCGAGTCGGGGGCCTTCGCGGATACCATATCCAAGGGTGGACGTAACAGGACGGGGATTGCCCTGCTTTGGCAACATAATCCGGATCAACCCGTGGGGGTCTGGACTTCCTTGGTGGAGGATAAAAAGGGCTTGAAGGCCGAAGGTCTTCTGGCTATGAAAACCCAGAAAGGTGCGGAAGCCTACGAGCTAATGAAGATGAAAGCCGTGGGGGGCCTGTCGATTGGTTATTCCTCGATGGTGGAGGAGTACGACAAAGTCGCCAAGGTCCGGCGGATTAAGCAAGCCGAATTGTGGGAAATCTCCATCGTCACTTTCCCGGCGAATATCAATGCCAGGATAACGGTGGTCAAGAGTATCGAGAGCGCATCCACGCCCAGAGAGTTGGAAGCGGCCCTGCGGGAAGCAGGTTTGAGCCGGACGGAAGCCCTCTGCGCGGTGAGTAAAATGAAGGGCCTACGGGAAGTACGGCCGGAACGACGGGACGCAGCAACCCAAAGACTGCTGGAGGAATTGGAAATGTTGAATTTGTCTTTAGCCGTAACCAACGAAATTGGGAGGATTTAAACAATGGACCGTATGCAGGAGTATTTGTACCGGACCCGAGACGTGGACCCCAACTCGGGGGGTGATCCGTCCCCGCACCCGGAAATCGTGGCTTCCGTCCTCAACGAAATCAAGTCCCTGGGAACCAACTTCAAGCAAGCCCAGGACAACCAGGCCAAGAGTGTATCCGACTTGCGGAAGCTCATGGAGGAAACCGACAAGCGCGTGGACGGCGTAGTGGCCGAACGCATCAGCAAGCACATCGAAGCCGTAACCAAGCGCCAGGAAGAGTTGGACAAGAAAACCACGGAACGCCTGGACAGCATCGAGGTCAGTCTGAAACGTCTTCCCAGGACCGGCGACGGTACCCCGGATATCATGAAGGACGCAGCCCTTTTTAAAACCATGATTTACGCGGCCAACGGAAAGGCGGATCAAATTCCGGCCACCGGCTGGACCAAGGAACAGGTGGACCTGGAGTCCTACAAGAAATACAATGAAACCTTCGTGGCCTTTTTGCGCAAGTATGACCCCCGGTCGGAACGCCTGACCGCCGACCAGATGAAGGCCCTGTCCGTGGGTATCGACCCGGACGGCGGATACCTGGTCACCCCGGCCATGTCCGCCAGGATCATCAAGCGGATGTTCGAGATCGACCCCATGCGGGACTTGTGCGGCACGGAAACGATTTCCACCGATGCCCTGGAAATGCTCGTGGATTGGGATGAGGCCAACTTCGGTTGGGTGGGGGAAATCGAAGACCGTTCCGAAACCGGTACCCCCGAATGGCGCAAGAAACGAATCGTGGTTCACGAAATGTACGCCGAACCCCGCGTAACCCAGAAACTCATCGAGGACGCAGCCATTGACCCGGAAGCCTGGCTGGCCAACAAGGTGTCCGACCGGTTCGGCCGTGCGGAAGCGGCCAGCTTCGTCAACGGCAACGGTATTTCCCAGCCCAGGGGATTCCTCACCTACGCCAGCGGAACCAATTATGGCCAGATCGAGCAAGTGGCGCTCCAGGCCGCTGCCACCCTGACCACGGACGGTTTCACCTATATGAAGTACTCCCTGATCGAGCAGTTCCTCAATCGGGGCACCTGGGTCATGAACCGCTTGGGCGTCCGGGACGTCATGTTGCTCAAGGACGGCGACGGTCAGTACATCTGGCGGGAAGGGATTACCGTGGGCCAGCCCTCGACCATCCTGGGCCTTCCCCTTCGCATGGCCACTTCCATGCCGACCGTGGCCGCTAATGCCTTGGCCGTGGCCCTGGCCGACTGGAAAGAAGCCTACCTGATCGTGGACCGCTTGGGTATCACCGTCCTTCGTGATCCCTATACCGCCAAGCCCTACATCAAGCTGTATACCCGGAAGCGGGTAGGCGGGGACGTGGTCAACTACCAGGCCATTAAACTCGGCATCGTGTCCGTCTAATCGGGACGGCGGGAAAAGGAGTAAACCAAAAATGAACCGAGATTTATATTCCAATTGCGGCTTTTTTCAGGCCATCCAACCTCAGACCGCTTCGGCCACCGTTACCGGGGCCGACGTGGACCTGCGGGGTTACGACGGGGCGGTGTTCGTTTTGACCGCTGGCCGTCTTTCCTACGTGTCCACGACTTCCTACTGGGCCTTGCGTATTCAGCACACCGACCCGTCGGCCCTTGGCGCCGGTCCTTCGGACTACGCGGACGTGCTCATGGCTGACGTCATCGGCCCCAACGGAACGTCCCTGACTTCTGGTATTGTTCAGAAACTCATTACCGACGTGGTGGCCAACGGTTCCCTCCTGGGTTCGGCTATCTACAAGGTAGGCTATCGGGGCAACAAGCGGTATGCTCGTATGATCCTCGAATTGGTAGGCAACGCCAGCAACGTGATCATCGCCGGAGTCGCCCACCTGGGCCTTCCCGGTGAGTGGGCCGTCAACGAAAGATTCGATATCAACTAATCTCTGGACGCGGCCTAACTAAGCCGTAGGGATTGCCGGGGGGTAACTCCCCCGGTAAAAGACAGAAAGGAAGAGACCATGGATGAGACTTATCAAGCGAAGGTTGGGCGGGAGCAAGGCGGGAACCGCTTCTTTGTGAAAGAAGACGGCTACCTGAATTTCTTCAACCAGGATTTCAGCGGGGAAAACCTACGCCTTTTGCTCCTTTCCCCCCAGACCGTGACCAACTACATCAGTTCCGTTTCCGTCCTGGCCGCGTCGGTTATCTCTCCCGCGTACGGGTACGCGCTATTCAGCCTGGCGGCCGGTTGCTCCAAGGCGTCGATTCGACTTCCCCTGGCGGTTAAGGGCGCCACGTTGGTGCTCAATTTCTCCGGGTTGATTTCCAACGCCTTCGTTTCCCTGATAGCCTCCACCGGCGTGTCCGTCACCGGCCTGTTCGGCTCCAATCTCAGTTGTTTCGTTCTTTCCCGTGCGGCCCTCTTGAAGATGGTCTGCGCGGATACCGGGTGCTGGTCCGTCGTGGAGTCGAACGCCAACGTGACCGAACAAGCCCTGGCGTAAGGGGGTACCATGAGCGTCTATATAACCATGAAAACCAACAAGCCCGGAAGCCCGGACGGGATGAGGGTGGAAATGTATAAGGCCGGGCAGACCTATGAAGTCCCCCCTGCGTTGGCCCGGTCCTTCGTGGAAGTCATGGGGGTGGCGGACTACGCGGAAGCACCCGGCCCGGTTAGGGTCCGGACGGCGGGTCCGGCCCCCGAAAACAAGTCCATGGGAGCGGCCCCGAGTAATAAAGGCGGGAATCCGGAAGATGATATGGATTTGAAAGCCACCCGTCTCCACGCCTTGGCGGATGAGTTGGGGGTAAAGTCCGGACAGATCGTGTCTTTCCTGGAGGACTTGGAGAAGGAAAAAGGCACTCAATTCTATCCCATGAGCGTCCTGTCCGGGAAGCAAGTGGAAACCGTCCGGAAAGCCTTCGACGGTAAGGAGTAAGGGTCATGGGTCTGGTAGATACCCCGCTGTCGGGTAACGGCAACAGAGAGTGGCGGGTATCCGTTCCGCCGACAGTCGAACCGATAACGGTCGATGAGGTAAAGCTGTTTGCTCGGATAGACGGGAGCGGGGAAGATAGCCTTATCCAGACCTTTATACAGGCGGCGCGGGAGAATGCTGAGCGATACCTTGGCAGGGCGTTGATCCAACAAACTATGCATATGTGTCTGGACTACTGGCCCGAAGGGTCGATACGGCTTCCCCGTCCGCCTCTAATCTCTGTGTCAGGAGTTTACACCGTCGATGAAGACGGGGTTAGGACTGTCTACGCGGCATCAAATTATATGTCTAGGGTAGGTACCATCTACGGGAAAATAACCGTAAGGGCAGCCAAGCAACCACCGACAAACCTGAACCGGGATGTGGGCGGTATCGAGATAGACTGGCTGGCCGGGTACGGACCGGCCGGGTCCAACGTTCCGGCAGCAATTCGAACCGGTTTGATGCTTTGGGCTACCATGGGTTATGAGAACCGGGTAGTGGATTCTGCTCCACCCCCGGAAGCGGCTAAATTTCTCAAGATATACCGGGTACACCCCGGCGTTTACACGGGGGATTAATTCGTGACTTGGTTAGCTCCCAAACTCCGAGAACGGGTTCAGATACTCGAAGCGGTTCAAACGCCAAACAATGAAGGCGGGATGGACCGGAGTTACCGGCCTATTATTACCGTTTGGATGGGAGTTAAAGCTGTCCTTGGTGGATTATTTGTGAGAGGTTCCCAGGCGGAATACGTAAATGTCCAGTTAAAAGAAGGCTACGTAAGCCATGAATTCATAGCCCGTCGTAGTCCCCTGGTGGAGGTAGTCCCTGGGGCCTTTGATCCGGCCTTCGAACGGGGGCCTTTTAACCAACCAAGTCCGGGGTTAGGACGCCAATTTAGTATGGGATTTGGTGGGGGTTTTGATTCTATTGTTGATTTAAATCCACTTAAATCGGAGTATTTCCTATTGCTCGAACGGGGAAATGGACGCGGCCGGTTGTTTCGTATTGGCCGGGTTATGGACGTTGGGGAGCGAAAGGAATATTTAAAAATCAAGGCCGAAGAAATTGAAGAGCATGGGACGGGGTATCCCGAATGAATAGCGTGAAGGTAGATACTCGGGAAGTCCGAGAGTTAGCTAACAACTTAGTCCGCTCAAGTGTAGCGGCCAAGAAGATGGTTATGGTTGCCTTGGTAAACGCCGCCATGGAAACCCGCAACGAAATGATCGGGTCCATGAAGGGGACGCCTAAAACGGGATTACCTTACAAGCGGGGCAAGAAAACCCACATTTCCTCCAGCCCAGGGAATCCCCCGGCGATAGATCGTGGTGGGTTAGTCCGCTCTATAATCCCGGACGTGCGTCCGGCTAACTTAGAAGTTGAGGTGGGTTCCACGATAGTTGACCCCCCTTACCCCATATTTCTGGAAGAGGGCACGTCTAAAATGGCCCCCCGGCCTTGGATAAAACCGGCTTATGAAAAGATAGTCCCCAAGGAGTCGGTTAAAATAACAGCGGCGGTGGTAAAGGCCGCGTTGGAGTGGAAGAAATGAGACTGCTTCCGGTCATACTTAAACTGCGGTTGGCGGGGACTTCCTTCCAAAACCGGATAGCCGGTGCCGCCGAATTCGCCCTGGCCCAACGGAACGTCTTGAACGATGAGATGGCCTTTGTTTTACCGTTGGCGGAAGATTGTGAATCTAACCGTAACGACGGGGGCCTGGTTCAGAAACTCACCGAACGGATAGGCGTAGCAACGGCCATTCGAAATGATTCAACCCAATCGGACAAGTTGGGTATCCGCGCGTACGACCGCTTGGAGGAAGTCCGGACGGAAATCTGGCATGCTATTCTGGGTTGGGAAGTTCCCGGCTTCGAGACGGTCTTGGAGTACCGGGGTGGGAGAATACTGGGGATAGATCGGCCTTATCTCTGGTACCTGTTCGAGTTTGAGGCGAAAAAACATCTGGTAGACGGTCCTGGCGGGAATGGAATAAAGCCGGATGACTACCCGAACGCCGTGGGGGTCTATGTAAATCCGGACGGTGACCCGCCGTTCTATACCGGACCTATGGGGGATGGAGTACCCCCGGCTCCAACGCCGGAGTTAGTAGGCGGAAATCCGGACGGGACGCTGGCGACTTTCGATGAAATTTACGCCCAGTATTTTCTGGCGCCGAATACCAATATACCGCTTTCGGGTCCGGCCGGAATACCCCCGACCTTGCCCACGGCTATCGCAGACCCCGATATGTCCCAACTTATAACGCTGGTGGAGGAGTAAACATGCCGGAACAAGTATACCTATACCCCAAGGAAGGGCAGATAGTCCGTGACCCCATGGACAAGAACCCCTTGCCGGTAACAGGGGCATGGAAACCGTACATCGGACCCGCTGGACGCTATTGGCGACGGCGGATCAAGGATGGAGACGCAATCGTTGGAAACCCGCCCGAACCTGCGCAATTGCGGGGTGGGAAACACGAAAAGGAAAGGAAGGAGTAACCCATGACCATCGCTTTTAACAACATTCCCACGACGGTTCGAACCCCCGGAGTATACGCGGAAATCGATAACTCCAGGGCCCTGCAGGGGTTGATCCAGAATCCTCACAAGGCCCTTATACTCGGGCAGAAGATAGCGGCCGGCACGGTGGCTGTAGCCACGTTACAGTCCATCAGTCGGGAAGACCTGGCTGACGGGTACTTTGGGCCGGGGTCTATCCTGTCCCG